GGAGGCTGCTTATGCGGTCCGCTACTGGAACGAGCTGCCGGCTGCGTTGGCAGAGATGGCGGAACGCCTGAAGCAGGTACAGATAGAGCACCGGCCAGCCTTGGAACTTATCAAAGCATTCAACCACTCGAATGTTTTGATTTATGCAGATCCGCCCTACGTGCTGTCAACTCGTGGACGAAAACAGTATCGGCATGAGATGTCAGATCAGGATCATAGGGAATTGTTAGAGGCATTGTGTGAGAGCCAGGCTAAGGTTATGCTGTCGGGATATGAGTGCCCTCTGTATGAGGAATATCTGTCAGGATGGCATAAAGCACAGATTGGAGCCAGAGCGCAGCACAATTTGCCTCGGGTGGAAACACTCTGGATGAATTATGAGCCTGACAAGCAGATCTGCCTGGGAGATATGTTGGCGTACACAGATTGATTGGGAAAATCGTTATTTGCAGAACGGAGGTGCATCAAATGAGTAACAAACACGGATTTAACCGAGGAAGGAGCATAATGGATAGATTAACAGAATCGTGCGGCCCGAACCATTTCCGGGTCTGTGGCAATAAGACGGTATACAATCGTAAGCCGCCAAAGAGCAGCCGGGTGTCCTATGCGCTGGCAAAGCTTTTTCAGCTTGAAGAGGATCAAGAACCTCAATCTGTCAGATGGATTCCGGTGGAGGAACAGTTACCGGAAATAGGAGAGCCGGTATTGATCACATTGTGGAACGGGTGTGTGGATATTGGAACTTGGTACGGCCATAGATGGGGTACAGCATTATATTACAGCGAGGATGTGCTGGCTTGGATGCCAAAACCGGAGAATTACCGGCCAGCAGATTGATTGGGAAAATCGTTATTTTGAGGAGGAAGTCATGACAAGAGAAAATGCGATAAAGATCGTAGAAAAGAAATTAAATGCTGCTGGCCTTGGTGAAGCTATAAAGATTAGCAATAGTTGTACTGGGACACACGGAGAAGCACAGTGTATTTATATTGATCCGATTCCGGTTAAAGGCAATAGTAAATTGATAAAAAAGTTAAAAGATATGCCTGATTTTTATGGGTATAAGAGCTTGACCTTATACAATTATTTTGAATTCTGGGGACGGTTTGATGTCGTTTGAATTAACATTTGTGGCATTGGCGAACCCAGCGGCGACATAGGCCGCCTGCAAGTAGTCATGTAAGTCCACACTATTAACATTTAAGGAGGAATACATGAAAATCACAAAACAAGATGGAACCGTGGTTCATGGTCATAATATCGAAATGCAAGGTTGCAGAATATTTTGTACTCCCGATGGAATCCCATTAAAAAACCGAGAACTATGCGGTGAGTATCCGGATATTTTTAGGACTACAGAAGTATTTTCTGAAATGACATTTACAGGATGGAACTTTAAGAATCCGGAATATGTTATGCCGCAAAACTGACATTTGGTGGAGGAAATAATTGAATACAGAAACACAGTTCTACAAGGGCATACAGCTTAAATTAATAGAACGAAATTACGGCACCAGGAAGGCTAAGCGATATACGCTCAACGGCACTAATCAGAATGTATGGATACCTAATAAACACCTCACTGATGACGGCACTATAATCCAGGGAGAAAATATTGATTATGTGTTCAGGAAAGCCAAGAGACAGTTAGAAATAGCCGGGATAACGCAGGCTATACAAGGCATTAAACGAAGGACTCGGAACCAATAGAAAATTAGCACTTCTCCAGGCCAATCCTGCGGGGAGGTATGGTTTTCGCAGGATTAGTCTGGACATTTTGGAAGGAGGGCGAGATCGTGGAGAAACATTATTGTGACGTTTGCGGCGCAGAGACGCCGGTGGGGCACCGAAAGATGGTGGTTGAGATAGAGCAGATCCTGGAGGGCGCCGGGGTGGAAGATCTGTGCTGTAGCTGCCAGGAGAAGGCCAGGCAGATCGCCTGGGGCGATGTTGTGCGGGCGGCCATCCAGCGCGCGGGGAATACGGTATGAGGCGCAGGGAGTCCAAGGTCATCCGGGCTGACAAGGCAATGGCGCTCCGGGCCAAGGCAGCCACCGCTGCGGAGGCGCTGCGAGAACCGCCGCCGGATACCTGGTCCGCTACAATGCAGGCGTACTGCTATACGGTGTTGTGCCCAGATCCAGAGTTACGGCAGCCGCCAAGAGGAGTGAGATGATGGAGAGAGTAAGGCCCATAGAGGTACAGGCGGTATGCCTGATTTGCAGGAAGCGATATCCGGTCGGGACGCCGCGGTGCAGCTACGGAGGCTGGCTGTACGTGACGGGGACATACAGAAGCGCCATGAGGATTGGAGGTGCAGCGCGTGAACAGAGTGGATCGGCGTCGGCAGGCCCGCCAGCGGGATCGGATTAGCCAGGAGATCATACATAAGGCCCAGCAGCAGCTCAACGACGGTCGGGTGGAGGCCATGATGGTATGTATGGCACTAGGGCTGCACCAGGAGTTCGGATTTGATCGTGATGATTGCCTGCGGGCACTGCGGGCCGTGGACTCTTTGATGTATCCATGGATCCGCCGGGAGCGCAACTTGGAGGACATGCAGCGGCAGGTGCGGGAAGAGATCGGGATTGAGATCAGGTGTTGAGGAGGTGATACCGATGGACAAGGAGGTGCTGATTCAGCATTGCGAGATGAAAGCGGAGATTAAGGATATCCGGCGCCGGAAGGAGAAGCTGGAAAAGGAGATCGGGCGCTTGGGCATCGTGTCGGATACGGTGAAGGGAACCCGGCTGGATGGTACCTATGGCAGCATTAAGATCACGGGATATCCCAGGCCGGAGTATTACCGGAAGAGGGCAGCGATTGAGCGTCACAAGAAGCTGCTGGAGGAAAAAGAAGCGGAACTGTTGGAGCTTACGGCTCAGGCGGAAGAATACATCGAGGGGATACCCAAGAGCGAATTGCGGACTATGTTTCGCCTGTATTACATAGACGGTCTGCCGTGGTGGAAGGTGGCGCAGGCCATGAACCGGTTGTTTCCGAAGCGGCGGGTGAAGTTTACGGAGGACAGTTGTTGGCAGCGGAATAAGAGGTTTTTTGAAGAACTTTAAAAATGTTGGTTCGTGTTGGGATGAATCGTGATAATATGCTATCATGCGGAAGCCGGACAGAAACAAAGGCTTCCGCGCCCCCAACCTCCCCATAAGACACGGCCGCCTGGTGCAACAGCCCGCCGGCCGATTGGGTTGATACCAGACCAGTTGGCTGCTGAGCAGCCCGAAGGTATCCACCCTGTGCGAACATTGCGGAGGGTAGTCCGGCCAATTAAGGCTGGACATAATGCGGGATAGAGCAGTCAGGCAGCTCGCCAGGTTCATACCCTGGAGGCCGGCGGTTCAAATCCGTCTCCCGCGATTGGTTACTTTTTTCATAGCATTTTCTCCTGCAAAGCCCTTGCCGTATGGTGGGGGCTTTTGTGTACAGAAAGAAGGTGAGCCTGAATGACTAAGAAGCAAAAACTTTTTGTTGAGGAATATTTGATCGACCTGAATGCCACTCAGGCGGCCATAAGGGCGGGATACAGCCCGGATACAGCGAAGGCAATCGGAAGCGAGAACTTGACGAAACCTGACATTCGCGCACATATTGACAAGGCTATGGCTGAGCGGTCCAAGAGAACCGGTGTCAATGCGGATCGGGTTGTGATGGAGCTGGCCAAGATTGCATTTATCAATGCCATGGATGTGATCGATACCAAGACAGCTACCGTGAAAGCGGACGCGCTGCCAGAGGACACAGCAGCCATCCAGTCAGTGAAGGTCAAGACTTCATCCTCTGAGAATAGTGAAATGGTGGAACGTGAGATTAAGATGGCCGACAAAATCAAAGCTCTGGAGCTGCTGGGCAAGCACCTGGGGATGTTCAAGGATCGTGTGGAGCTGTCTGGGAGCTTGGAGTCGGAAAAGACCAAGATGGACGACATTATCCAGCAGCTGCGGGGTGGTGGATGAGCACGGAGCGCTTGCTGTTGTCAGATAAGTATAAGGCATTCCTGCGCTGTGACGCCCCAGTGGAGTTCCTGGAAGGGACCACAGCAGCCGGCAAAACCACGGTGGGGCTGTTCAAGTTCATGTTGAAAGTTGCTCAGAGTCCTAAGAAGCTGCATATCCTGGCGGCCGATGACACCGGCGCCGCCGAAAAGAACATCATCAACAAGGATCTGGGGATCCTGGATGACTTCGGGGTCCTGGTGGAGTATAAGGGCAACGGCTCAGGCGAGTATAAGATGCCGCACCTGCTGTTCCACACGTCCGATGGCGACAAGATCATATTCGTGGTGGGCTATGGCAACCGGCGGAAATGGAAGGACGCCCTGGGCGGCCAGTATGGTTGCCTGTATATTGACGAGATCAACACGGCAGACATTGACTTTGTGCGCGAGGCGGCCATGCGTAGCGATTACCTGATGGCGACATTGAATCCGGATGATCCGGGGCTAGATGTGTATAAGGAGTATATTAACTGTTCCAGGCCGCTGCCCGAATGGGCGGACGAGACGCCGAAAGAGATCATAGAGGAATTACGAGAGGAACCAAAGCCCGGCTGGGTGCATTGGTTCTTTTCTTTTGTGCATAATTTGGGCCTGCCAAAAGAGAAGCTGGAAAAGATCATCCAGAATACACCGCCTGGCACGAAGATCTGGAAGAATAAGATCCAGGGCCTGCGCGGTAAGGCAACCGGCCTGATCTTCCCTAATTTCGACCGCAAAAAGCATGTGGTCACGGCTGTCTGGGTGCGGCAGCAGATTGCAGCCGGCAAGATCAAGATTAAGAAGTTTAGCGCCGGTCTTGATACGTCCTATTCCAGCAAGTCCCCGGACACCATCGCCATGATCTTCCAGGCGGTCACCATGGACCGGCGCCTGCTGGTGCTGGACGAGAAGGTGTACAGCAATGCGGATCTGTCTCAGCCATTGGCTCCCAGTGATACCGCGGTGAAGTTCGTGGAGTTTCTGGAGCGGAACCGGAAAGACTGGGGATTTGCCAAAGATGTATTCATTGATTCAGCCGATCAGGCCACTATCACGGAGCTGCGCAAGTATAAGCGGCTGCACAGCTGCCTGTACAACTTTGTGGACGCTTACAAAAAGGTGGAGATCCTGGACCGTATTAAGCTTATGCTGGGCTGGATCCAGCAGGGGTGCTATCTGGTGTCAGACACCTGCCTGGAGCACCTGGGAGAGTTGGACCGGTACAGCTGGGATGAGGACAAGGATAAGCCCGAGGACCGTAACGACCATACGATAAACAGCTCTCAGTATGGGTGGATCCCGTACCGGCAACTGATTGGCTTTGAGGAGGACAAGAAGGAATGAGGTGGACACAGAAATTGAGTGACAATATCAAGCGAGGGATCCGCAGTTGGCTCAACATCCAGCCGGCGGGCCCATACAACATACAGATTCAGGAGATTATGGACTTCGAGCTGTCTGCTATCCGGAGCCGGATCTGGTACCGTGGGGATGGCAACGAGCTGGAGCAGTTCTACCAGCAGAGCCCGGAGGCAGCGGACCGGTTCAAGTTCTGGGCCAGCCGCTGCACGCCGGGGATGGAGATGCGCAAGATCCACACCGGTCTGCCGGGGCTGATTGTGCGGATCCTGTCCTCCATCATCCTATCGGCCATGAATGATTTTGAGTTTTCCGACCAGAAGCATGAAAGTCTCTGGAAGGAGATTGAAAAGGAAAATAAGTTCCGCAAGGGCCTGGAAGAAGCGCTGAAGGAAGCGTTGTACATCGGTGATGGAGCCTATAAGGTCACGATTGACACCGCACTGAGCGAGTATCCGATCCTGGAGTGGTACCCTGGGGATCGGATCGAGATTGTACGGCAGCGTGGCCGTGTGAAAGAGGTGATATTCAAGACACCAATCACAGACCATCGGCAGGAATACACGCTGTATGAGTATTACGGGTATGGTTATATTCGAAATGAGCTGTACAAGGGTGAGGCGCTGGTGGACCATAAAACTGTTGAGGTCACCAAGGGGCTTACGGACTGGAAATTCGACGACAAGACTATGCTGGCCGTGCCGATCAAGATCTATGAGAGCGCCAAGTGGCAGGGCCGCGGTGGCTCCATCTTCGACGGGAAGCTGGACAGCTTTGATGCCTTTGATGAGACTTGGAGTCAGTGGATGGATGCCCTGCGGGCCTGCCGGGCCAAGGAGTATATACCGGAGTGTTTCCTGCCGCGGAATCCAACCACTGGCGAGGTGCTGGCGCCGAACCATTTCGACAACCGATACATCAAGACGGATCAGGATATGGGGGAGGGCGCCCAGAACAAGATTGATGTGGAGCAGCCGGCAATCCCGCATGACAGTTACCTGGCCAGCTATATAACGGCGCTGGATCTGTGCCTCCAGGGGATCATCAGCCCCTCAACGCTTGGAATCGACGTCAAGAAGCTGGATAATGCTGAGGCGCAACGTGAGAAGGAGAAAACCACACTCTATACCCGTGACGCCATCGTGGAAGCCCTGCAGGAGGAGTTACCGGAGGTAATCGGTGCATGTATTAATGCTTACCATCTACTGCACGGTGAAGCCGTGGAGGAAGTGAAGGTGGATATCCCCTTCGGGGAGTACGCTAACCCCAGCTTTGAGAGCCAAGTGGAAACCCTTACCAAGGCCCGGCCTGGAGCTCCGGTCATGAGTGTGGAGGCCCAGGTGGAAGAGCTCTATGGGGATAGCAAGGACGAGGAGTGGAAGAAAGAAGAGATTGCCCGTTTGAAGGCTGAGCAGGGCATTGCGGAAGTGGAAGAACCGGGCGTCAATCTGGCCGTCGGCGGTTTCCAGGTTAACATGGAGGGAGTGAAGGCAGATGGTGGTAACGATAGGAGAGAAAGTCTGGAAAATGGACCAAGGACGGTACAAGAGCCTTCTGGCGTTGGGAAGTGAACAGGTTCCTTTTGGAGTATATGCCATTGAAAAAAATGGACGGGCGGAGATGCGGATCGACCATTGCAAGAGCATTACTCAGCTAAAGAATTTGATTCGACAGTTTAAGGCAGCAGGTTATAAGGTATATGCCAACGGGAGGTGATCACGCTGTCAGAATACGATATCACCGCCTCCTTCCAGGCCATAGAGGACGAGCTGATCCGGTCCATGATGCGCAACATGGACCGTCACCGCGCTGAGGAGACCAAGGAAGGCATCGAATGGTCCATGTGGCAGGCTGAACAACTTAAAGCCCTGGAGAAGTACAAGCGTGAGAACAGAAAGAAGTATCAAAAGCAGTTTAAGAAAATCAATGGTGAAATTGGCGTTCTGATCCGGGAGGCACGGCAGCGCGGAAACATGCAGCAGGAGATCCAGATCTTTAAAGCAATCCAAAGAGGATATCGGTTCCCTCATATGCCTAAAGGTCTTTTCGATTTGCTGGAAGAAATGGATGGTAAGACATTCCGCCAAAAGGCCTCAGTATTGCTAAAACGCTTTAAAGGTAAGGAGGCAGCCCAAGGGACAACCGAGTTCTTCCGGCTCAACGACCGGAAGCTGGAGGCCTTGATCAAGGCCACGACTAACGATATGCAGCGGGCTGAGACTGCGATCCTGCGCATGGCAGATGATGAGTATCGGAAAGCTATTTTCAACGCTCAGGTATATGCGAACAGCGGAGCCGGAACCTATGAGAAAGCCGTTGACATGGCAACCAAGGATATGCTTTCACGGGGCCTGAATTGCGTACAGTATGCCAATGGTGCCCGTCATACCCTGGCAGATTATGCAGACATGGCGATCAGAACGGCCAACAAGCGGGCTTATCTGCAAGGCGAAGGCGAGAAGAGGCAGGAATGGGGGATAGCGACCGTGATTGTCAACAAGCGCGGGAATCCCTGTCCAAAGTGCCTTCCATTTTGCGGCAAGGTACTGATTGATGATGTTTGGTCTGGCGGCAAGAAGGGAGATGGACCCTATCCGCTGATGAGCAGGGCTGTAGCGGCCGGCCTGTACCATCCGAGGTGCAAGGACAGCCACACCACCTACTTCCCAGGTATTTCCACGGCGGACGATACCTGGACCGCGGATGAGCTGGAAGCCATCGGGCAGTCAAACGCAGCAGAATCGAGAAGGCAGTATGCAACGCGACAGGCGGAGAGATACGAGAGGCTTGCCGCGTACTCATTATCGCCTGAGAATACGAAACAGTATAGGCAAAAGGCTGAGGAGTGGGAAAAGAAGGCGGGGAAAAGATATACCGTTTCGGACGAGATAAAAGCACATCGGGAAGATACACCAGCCAAGATGGTGGATCTGGTAGAAAGATATGCGGGAGATGAATTTGTGGAGCTTAATGAAATGGCACAGCACGCTTTTGCGTATGATCCTGATTTAGATGCGGTGGTGATTAATCCAAAACACCCGCAGTATGCGCTCCAGGATTACAGGGAAGTTATGATTCATGAGATGGCGCATAGGATTGACCAAAATGAATTTGGGAGCCCGATGAATTTGGAATTCTCGAAAGCCATTATGGAAACCGAAGAACGGATGATGAAAAAATCCGATCAATATCGGAAAATGTTTGAACCCGGCGGAGAATTGGAGTACAATAGCCTTATAAGTGATATTCTTGGCTGTATAACAGACAATACCATTGTTGGCGGATCATCCCACGAATCGCAGTACATTGGCGTACCTGGATTTTCAGAACTGGAGATTTTTGCCGATATATTTTCTGCCTTATATCAAGGGGATGACAGCACTGTGAGGTTCATTAAGGATGAGCTTCCGGACATATATCAGGCATTTCTTAAGATTATAGGAGAATAGGGCATGCTGAAAAAAGAATTTGTCGAGATGATGAGAAATGATGAGGAATTACAGGCATTGCGCCGTAAAGTTTATGCGATTACCGGACAGCTTAAAGATATATCGTTTCGTATCGGAGCAAATTATACTTATGATGAGTGGAAAGATCAGTTGAGAAAATTTGTAGAGGAACACGAGGCGGCTGAGAAATGACAAAAAGCAGGGAGGGATAAGCGTGGATGATTTTAGGTTGATTTACAGGATACTTCGTATTCTTCAAAAATCAATGGACTGCGAGGAAATTGACAGAGACATTCTGTCACCAGAAAGGCTTGAATTGTCTGTGCCAAAATGGAATCGAATAATGTCTATGCTAATAAATGAGGGGTACATAACAGGCGGTCAGACATGGAATGCAATGGACTGCGGATATCCCCGAGTGACATTAACAAGACCAGAGATTACATTGAAGGGTCTTGAATATCTGGAAGAAAACACGCTGATGAAAAAAGCGGCAAGTCTTGCCAAAGGTATTAAAGATACGATACCGGGATTATAACCACCAGTCAATAATGGCCGGTGGTATTTTTATACCGTTGCGATATCGCAATAGGAAGGAGCGCGGATATGAGAAATGAATATTATGAGTTTATCATACCAACTGTAGCATCAATTTTAACAGTATTGGTCCTCCATGTATTACTGCCTCTGTGAGGATAGTTACAACGATGGGGCAAAGAACAGAACGTTTAAAGAAATCCACTGACATATGAAAGCAGAACTCCTCGTATGCGATGCCCATTTCTGTAAGAGAGAAAAGATCGGGGCGGCTGGCATATGGGATGGAGATCAGCCCCTGCTCTTTAAGCGCCTGGAGGATGAGCAGAGCTTCTCCCTCGCTGCATATTTTGCGGGTTTTGGCAAGATCAGGGCCGGAGTACAGATCTTGGGCGCCAGGTTTCGATGATACAGCAGCTTTTAAAAGTTTTCTTGAACGTTTTGAAATAAACATAGCGCACCCCCGTAATTTGATATTTTGATTATAACATGCTGGAAAGCTTCTGGCATGTTATTTTTATGCCCAAACACGAGCACGGCTTAAAACTCTGCGCGGCCGGTGACACCGATGAAAATGGATCATGTAAAACAGGGTGACACCCTTAAAATGGATGGAGGTAAAAGAAGATGAAATTTAACAGAAACAGTAATTTCCCAATGAATTTGCAGCTGTTTGCGGATCCTGCACCAGCAGCTGGCGGAGGTGGTAATGGTGGCGCGGGGGGAGGAGGAGCACCCGCAGGGCAGCAGGCCCAGAGCCAGCAGACTCAGAGCCAGCAGGCAGCAACTCCCCAGATTGACTATGCCAAGATTCAGCAGATGTTGGAGGGGACGTTGTCAGCCAAGGAGGACGTGGCTTTGAAAGCCTACTTTAAGCAGCAGGGACTCAGCCAGGAGGAAGCAGAGCAGGCAATGGCGACGTTTAAGGCCGAGAAGGCCAAGAAACAGCCGGATGTCAGTGCACTGCAGGCGCAGATGACCCAGGCCCAGGCAGTAGCTCAGCAGGCTCAGCTTCAGGCAGCGGCGACATTGGCGGCCGTGACCCTTGGCATTGACGCTAAGACCATCCCATACATCCTCAAACTGGCGGATTTGAGTCAGGTTTTGGGTCAGGACGGCAAGATCAGCGACGAGGCTGTAAACAACGCCCTGAAGAAGGTCTTGGAGGACGTGCCGGCACTTAAACCGCAGACGGCCGGATCTACTGGGTTCATCCAGGTGGGGGCCGCAGGTGGCTTACAGCAGCAGGCAACAACAGATGACGCCCTGAAAAAGGCGTTTGGACTCTAATTTCAGAAAGAGAGGAATTAACACATGGCAGTATATGATTACGCAACTACATTTACGCAGCTTCTCCAGCAGAAGTATGCGAAGGAACTTTACTCTGACGCTCTGGCACAGAGCAACCAGCAGGTAAAATTCATCAACGCGCAGACGATCAAGCTCCCGCGGATGGCAGTGACCGGGTATAAGGACCATACCCGTACCCCGGGATTTAATTCCGGCACTCTGAGCAATGACTGGGAGGCCAAGAAGCTGGAGCATGACAGAGATGTGGAGTTCTGGGTGGATCCCCTTGATATTGAGGAGACGAACCTGACCTTGTCGGTAGCCAATATCCAGAATACCTTTGAGACGGAGCAGGCGATCCCCGAAAAGGATTCATACCGGTTTTCCAAGCTTCATGCAGAGCTGGTATCTTATTCCGGCAGAATTAGCAATGATGTGATCACAGCGGCCAATTTCCTGGAGGCATTTGACGAGGAGATGGCGCGCATGGATGATGCAGCTGTGCCGGAGGAGGGAAGAATGCTGTATGTGACTCCGACGATGAATAAGATTATAAAAGAGGCTGAGGGTTTGCAGCGCGTCATGACGGTGGCCTCTCCTTCCACCATCAATCGCAAGGTGCACAGCTTGGATGACGTGACGATCAAGATGGTGCCGGCTGCTCGTATGAAAACGAAGTATGATTTCACCGAAGGCTGCGTGGCGGCAGCTGACGCGAAGCAGATCAACTGGATTCTGATTCATACATCCTGCGTAGTGTGCCGCGATAAGTACAGCTATATTAAGCTGTTCACACCGGGTACCGACAGCCGGACAGCAGACGGCTACCTGTATCAGAACCGTAATTTTGGCGATCTCTTCCTTTTGGAGCGTAAGGTGGAAGGCTGCGCCATGAATGTGGAAGCAAGTGCATAGAGGGAGGCCGGAAGATGAGAGCAGTAAAAGGAAATAGAGAATACACCATTGATGAGACTCAGCAGAAGGGCTATCAGGATATGGGCTTTGATATTCTGGATGAGGATGGAAAAGTAATTGCTTATGGCCGTGGAAAAACCGTACCGTATGACGACCATATGAAGGCCGTCAAGGAGATTGAACGGCTTCAGGCGCTTGCAGCTGAACAGAGCGTTGAAAATGAGGCATTGAAAGCGGAGCTTGCAGCGCTTCAGGCAGCGGCAGGCCAGGGAGCAGAGAAGAAAGCAGGATCCAAAAAAGCAGGTGAATAATATGCCCTATGAACCCTATGCAACGCCGGAGTATTACCGGAATGCCTATCTTGGCAGCATAATCCCAGAGAGTGAACAGGCGGCGGCCCTGCGGCAGGCCAGCCGTCATATTGATTCCCTGACCTACAACAGGATTGTGGGCTGGGGATTTTTCAATTTGGCGGCCTTCCAGCAGGACATCATTCGGGAAGTGGTATGCCAGCAGGCGGATTTTGAACACGAAAACGCCGATGAGATTAACACGATCCTGTCCAGCTACAGTTTGAACGGGGCATCGGTGCAGTTTGGCAGCAGCTGGAATGTCTACACAGACAAGGGCGTGGCGATGAAACGCGATACATACGCGCTGCTGTCTCAAACAGGCCTGTGCTGCCGGTTAGCGAGGTGAGCCTATGAAATATCCATGTCTGGTACCGAAACGGCTGTGCAAGGTGCCAATCCACGTCCATCTGGAGTCTGAGGGGCTGACGAACCTTGGAGAGCCGGAGCAGGTCCTGGAGCTGGATCTGATGTGCAATTTCCAGGACCGGGCCAAGACCATTCTGACCGCCGAAAAGAAGCTGGTGCAGATCACGGGAACAGCCATGTTCCCTGGTGACATAGCGCCGGATCTGCCGACACTGAGCGGCGGGTGGGTGACAGTGTTTGGGGCGGAGCGCCGGATCGAGCAGGGCAGCAAGAACCGGAACCCGGATGGAACCGTCAATTTCTGCACGTTGGAGGTGATCTAATCGAAGGTTAAGTCCACCGTAAAGTTGAATATGCCGCGGATCAAGCAGCTGTCCCAGGCCGCGGTGACAGCATTAGAAATGACAGGGGAAGCATTGCATAAAGAGGTTGAGCAGGCGCAGGTGTTTCCATTTGATACCGGGAACTTGCAGGGAGAAAGCACGTTCGTGGATTGCAGTGAATCCTCCCGGGGCAAGGTGACTCTGGTATCCAGCGGACCCTATGCACGGAGACTCTATTATCATCCAGAATATAATTTCCAGACAGATGAGAATCCCAACGCAAAGGGACACTGGTACGAGGATTGGGAACCGGGAGGAAGCAAGGCAGACTTCGCCCAGAAGGCATTTAAGCAGTTTTATAAGGGAGTAGGTGGTGTATGATGTTGCCCTTGAAAGATATCCGGCAATACATTTCCGGCCTGGGGCTTGCAGCAGACGGAAAAGTGTATATTGGCAAACTGGACAGTAAGAAACCCAAGTCCATTGGCGTGTATGGTCGGGGAGCCACTGGGGAGCCGCATATGGCCTTGGGGGGCCTGGATTGCACAACGTATGGAGTGAGACCGGTCTCCCTGCTGGTCCATTGGACTCGTAGCCAGCCCGAGAGCGAGGCGGCGGCCTATGAATTATTTGAGAAGCTGAGAGGCGTGACCAGTCTCACGATTGGAGAAACCCACATCAATTACCTGCGCCTGATGGTCCCGGAACCGCAGGACGTCGGGACGGATGATGATGGGGTGTACGAGTACGTGATCTGGTTAGATTTTTTGTATGAAAGGAAGAGGTGACGATAATGCCTGATATGCCGAAAGTATACCCGGTATACGACAACAAATTTAAGGTTGGAATTGACGGATCTGCAACCGCGGATACGATCATTGCCAATGTGACGAACTTTGCGCCGTCCATCGAGGGGGGCGTGGAGGAATGGAACCCCATGGAGGCCGGAGGCTGGGGGGACGCAATGATGACCAGCAAGAAGCTGGGCTTTTCGTTCCAGGGTAAGAGGACCTATGGAGATCCAGGGAACGACTTTATTGCGGGTCTGGCCTGGAAGAGCGGCAATGATGTGGTGGCACCGTTTGCGTGGGAGATGCCCTCTGGCGCAAAGGTGGAGTTTACGGCCATCATTAACGTGACCACGCCAGCCGGTGGAGACAGCACGGCGGTGGACGCCCTGGAGTTTGAAGTGAAGTGCAAGGGAAAGCCGACGTTTACACCAGCCCCGGCCCCGGCGGGCTGAGTTGTTGCGATATCGCAACAGGAAAAGGAGTAGAAAATGAAAAAATATGATATTACGGACAAGCTGACATTTGATGGAAACCCGGCGCTGGTTATTAAGGGCAAGGAACTGGAGGTCAACGCCGACGCACCTACTATGCTGAAAGTGATGAACTTCTTTGGCAGCGATGGTGTGGAGATTGAGCAGATCAACCAGGCATATGAACTGATCTTCCCGGAGAAGTCCCGGAAGGAGATTGAGAAGATGAAACTGAGCGTTAAGGACTGGATGACCGTGGTCCAGGAAGCGGTCGGCCTGGTGGTCGGGGAGAGTGACGGCCGGGGAGAGCAGTGACCCGTACTATGACCTGTTTGGGGACTGGGATCTGATCGTGGCCAGTTTCCTGTCACAGTACGGGTTAAGAATCAGAACAGCACAATTTGAGAGCGTGACGTGGGATGAGTTCCGGTCTCTTTTGGCCGGGATATCCCCTGACACAGTGCTGGGTCGGGTGGTAGCCATCAGGTCCGAAGCAGACAAAAACGTAATCAAACATTTTTCCACGGATCAAAAACGGATCTACAACGAATGGCGGAACCGGGCAGCGGAAAGGATCACGCCGGAAACTTATGAACAGCAGATGGCCTATCTGGAACAGATGATGGCGGCGTTATGCGTGAACTAATGAAAGGCAGGTGAGCGGATATGGCAGCTGACAGTGTTGGCCAGATTGGCCTCGATCTGGTAGTTAATCAGAATCAATTCAAACAGCAGATGTCCGGAATCCAGGGCATGGCGAAAAAGGCAGGAGCTGCATTGGCTTCTGCCTTTGCTGTTAAAAAAATCTGGGATTTTGGAGCGGCCTGTATCGAGCTTGGGTCTGATCTGGCGGAGGTCCAGAACGTTGTTGACGTGACGTTCCCGCAACTGTCCAGGCAGGTGGACAAGTTTGCGAAGGACGCGGCGGCCTCGTTCGGCCTGTCTGAGACCATGGCCAAGAAATTCACTGGTACATTTGGAGCAATGGCCAAGGCATTTGGCTTTCCGGAGCAGGCTGCCTATGAGATGTCCACCGCGTTGACGGGGCTGTCTGGGGATGTCGCTTCATTTTACAATATCAGCCAAGATGAAGCCTATACAAAGCTAAAATCTGTATTCACAGGTGAGACGGAATCTTTGAAGGATCTGGGCATTGTCATGACTCAGACCGCACTTGACCAGTTCGCGCTGGCCAATGGTTTTGGCAAAACTACCCAGGCTATGAGCGAGGCTGAAAAGGTAGCCCTGCGGTATAAATTTGTGACTGAACAGCTCTCCGGAGCCTCCGGTGACTTCTTGCGCACATCGGATGGATGGGCCAATCAGGTCCGAGTGCTGCAGCTGCAATTTGACAGCCTGAAAGCCACTATCGGTCAGGGGCTGATCAATGTCCTGACGCCGGTCATCAAAGTGATCAATACCATCATCGGTAAGCTGATGAGCCTGGCCAATGCGTTCAAGGCTTTCACTGAAATGGTCACTGGAAAGAAAGGATCTGGAGGCGGGGCTACAGCCGCGGCAGCCGGCATGGAGGCTGTGGCCGGGTCTGCGGATCAGGCGGGGGCCGCTATGGGGGGAGCCGCTGGGGCAGCCAAAAAGGCAGCAAAGGACATGAAGAGCGTCACCACCGGAATTGATGAGCTAAATATCATTGATTCAGATGCTGGTTCCGGAGGAGGAGGCGGTGGCGCCGGAGGCGCGGGCGGTAGTTATACTGCAGATCAGTTTGATATGGGGACGTTGCCGGAAGAAGCAGCAGAGACCAGCACAATTTTTGACAGCCTTCTGGCCAAAGTAAGAGGATTTGCAGAGCTCTTTAAGCAAGGTTTTTTCGAAAGCCTGGGGGACACATCTGTGTTTGATGATATCCAGGCGTCAATCCAGGGAATTGGTGAGAGCCTGAAAGGGATCTTCACCTCCCCTGATGTTCTGGCTGCGGCCTACAGTTATGTAAATGACTTGATCTATAGTTTCGGCCGGGTGACCGGGGCGGCGGTATCTATTGGTGCGTCTATAGCATCAAATTTGCTGGGAGGACTGAATAAATACCTGCAGCAAAACAGCGAGCGGATCCGGGAATATATTGTTTCGATGTTTAAGTTGGGGTCCCGAACAGCGGAAATTACGGGAGAGTTTGCCGGCGCGTTGGCAACTGTGTTTGAAGCGCTGCGGAGTGATAGCGCTCAGCAAATTACTGCGGATCTGATTGGTATATTTTCCGAGGCGTTCATGGGTGTCACCGAGCTGGCTTATACGTTTGGCGTTGATCTACTGGATGTAATTACAGGGCCATTTATTGACAATTCGGATCAGATACGCACAACTTTGGAAAATACATTTGGGGCAGTAGAGCCTATTCTGTCAACTATCAAGGATTTGGTCAGCGAAACATTCTCAAAAATCAGCACAACTTATAATGAGCATGTAGCCCCTATGCTGATGGCTTTTAAAGAAGGATTTTCTGAAATTGCTGGAAAATTTTTGGAGCTATATAATACATATTTTCTGCCGGTTTTAACAAATCTTTCAAACCAGTTTATGCAATTCAAGGAACAATACCTGAGCCCGCTTATTGACAAGTTCCTGGAATTCGCGGGAAAAGTTACGGACGCGATCACAACATTGTGGACAGAACTTCTTCAGCCATTTGTACTCTGGTTCATGGAAATTGCGGCCCCTACGATTGCGGAGTTTGCGCAGGGAGCAATTAATGCGTTCTTTACTTTCTGGTCCGGCGTAAGTGGCGTTTTGCAGAACATTCTCGATGCGCTAGGTGGCTTAATTGATTTTATTGCTGGTGTGTTTACTGGTGATTGGGAACGTGCTTGGGACGGAATCAAGACTTTTTTTAGTGGAATTTGGGAAGCCATTAAGGGAATTGTATCTACAATAACGAATACAATTCAATCAATTATTTCAGGATTTCTTTCTACAATACGAACAGCTTGGGAACATATCTGGAACGGGATTAAATCGTTTGCCTCTGACTTATGGGATTCCATTAAGTCTATGGCTGTCAATACTTTTGAGAGCATTCGTGACATGCTGGCTGATATCTGGGACAGTGTAAAAACGACTATCGAGGATAAGTGGAACGCCATTAAAGACTGGTTCGGTGAAATTTGGCAGAAAATCAAGGATGTTTTCAAGCTGGATGAAATGCTGGAAGTCGGTAGAAATATTATGAACAAACTGTGGGACGGCCTGAAAGCTGTATGGGATGACCTTATGGGCTGGCTGCGCGGTGTTGCGGACGCAATAGGAAGCGTATGGGATGGAATTGTAAATGCTGCGACGAGTCTATGGAGAGGCGCCAAAGAAGATGCGGAAGATGAAGAGGATGAGAGCGACGATGATGACGGTGACGTAAAAGGTCACGCCTCCGGCGGCTTCCCGCGATCCGGCCAGATGTTTGTGGCCCGCGAGGACGGCATACCGGAGATGGTTGGCAGCTGGGGCGGCCGTGCTGCGGTTGCCAATAACATGCAGATCACCGAGGGAATAGCACGGGCTGTTCAGAGCGGAATGCGGTCATGCCTGGCTCCGCTGGTATCCGGTATAGGCAGCATGGTAAGTGCAGCGGCCCCCAGCCTGGCTATGGTTGGCCCCAGTGCTCCGGCATATGATCCTACAGAGGAGCGGCTGCAGGGGGTGGTCAACCGGGTATTATCCATGTCTGGAAACACCGGTATGAGTGATGCATACCTGGAGACCATGGTGGAGCTGCTGCGCAAGATTGTGGAGCTGATCGAGAACATGGATCTGACCGTCAGCATCGATCTGCGCGAGGTTAAAAAGAAGCTATCAGACCTGGATAAGCGAACCGGTTACACACTGAGAACGACATAAGGAGGTGAGGCCAGTGCCTGGCTGTATCTATATTAACGGCAGGGAGTACCCGGCGTATGATCGGGGGCCCGGCCTTACCATAGCAACCAATGTGAGCAGCGGCAAAAACGCCAAGGGAGAATTTACCGGCCAGAGAGTGGGCCGCGATCAGGATAAGATCGATGGCCTACAATGGTCGTTTTTGGACGCGGCAACCTGGAGCGCGATCCTGAAGGAATTTGAGGAGTTCGTGGTGACGGTGAAGTTTCCGGACATGAAAAATAATGCCTGGAAAACAGAGCGGATGTACCCAGGGAACCGGACGGCAAAGATCTGGGAGACCGGCCCGGATGGGCTGCCGACCATGTACAAGGAATGTAAGGTCAATCTGATTGACTGCGGGGAGATGAAATAATGCAGGCTGTGAGCAATGAGTATAAGGAGTTAATGCGCCGGAAATGGCGTAATCCGTTGTCTTATGTGCGGGTGACAATCGGCCTGATCAACCAGCAGGCCCAGTCCACGGCGCATGTGCCGGAGCCGGAGAATTATACATACTTTTCCAACCTGGCGCGGCCCATGGATAATTATCAGGTAACGGAGCTGTATTGTACTTGCGATCAGGATTACACCACAGTTGACGGCAGCATGTATTTCTTGCCGCGGGACCATGAGGCGGTGGTGCTCAACCAGGGGATTGTGACGGAGCAGCTGCTGGGCCCCATTGAGATCCGTTTCCCGGTGCAATATGACATCAAAGGCTTGACCGTTGAGTTTGGGAGGGCCTATCCGGTAAATTTCAGGATAGAATCGGATCACAATACGGTAGAGATCACCGGGAACGCTGACGGGCATTTCGTGACGGAGGAGATTTTTGACGGAGCGACTTTCCTTCGGTTTACACCGTCGGTCATGGTTAATGGCCAGAGCCGGTTTAGAATACACATGATCACTATGGGGATCGGCATCTATTTCGATAATCGGAAGATCAAGAGCGCGACAAAGAAGGAACATATCAGCCCGATTATGGAGGAGCTGCCGACCATTGACTTCAACCTCACCGTCAACAACAAAGACCGTGCATTCGACATCGAAAACGAAGAATCCACGGTGAATTTTCTGGAGATCGGCCAGGCCATTGAAGTGCTGTATGGCCAGGCCATGGATGATGGAAGCATCGAGTGGCTGCCGGGCGCTACGTTGTACTTGAAAGAGTGGAGCGCAGACGATGAGGAGATGGATTTTTCCGCAACAGACCGTTTCGACGGAATGGATAATATCTATTACCGTGGCCAGTACCGGGCGGAGGGAACCAGCCTGTATGATCTGGCCGTGGATGTCTTGACGGACGCGGAAGTGGATTACCGGGAATATTGGATCGATCCTTACTTGCGGGATGTGAAGGTATCTAACCCCATGCCAGCGGTGTCCCACAAGGAGGCGTTGCAGCTTATTGCCAATGCCGGCCGCTGTATTCTGTATCAGGATCGGGCCGGGAACATCTTTTTGAAGTCCAGCTTCATTCCCGACATGACTCCGGCGTCTGATAATGAGACCTATTTCAGCCATGCCAGCAATGTGCTGGACAAGACCACGAAAAGGGCCTATGCAATGGCAGCGGTGGATTACACTGATGTGCAGCCAACGCAGTATTTTCTCCCGCGGGATCAGGCCGGGAGCGAGTACCTTAATACCGGCTATATTTCCGAGGCGGTGGCAGATGAGAACGGCATTTTCACGGCCAACCCTTCTCTATCCATCGCCCTGGAGGCGGCCTTTAAGTGTTTCGGCCTGACGTTGGAGTTTGGCCGAAACTATCCGGCAACCATGGTGTTCCATGCTTATTACAATGGTCAGCTGATGGAAGATTATGAGGTTCCCGGCCTGTCCGAGGTAACGGTTGTGAGCCACGAGTTCCCAGAATTTGATCGGCTGGTGCTAGAGTTTACGCGGGGTGTTCCGAATAACCGGGTTGTGCTTAACAATATTACCTTTGGGGATAGCACCGACTATGTGCTGGAATACGGTGTGGAGCTGACTAAGACGCCCAAGGGTACTCAGCTGGCAAAGGTACGGGAGCTGCAGGTGATTCGGACATTGTATGGTCTGAGCGCTGAGTCAGCCAAGGAGCTGGCTAAGGAGACTGTCAGTGTAACAGCGGCGGATAACCGGTATACCTTCTATTTCAGTAATCCATCCTATGGGCTTACAGCAGCCATTACAGCGGTCCAGGATGGTCAGAATGTAACAATTATTGAGTGCAGTGCATACAGCGCCACGGTTGAGCTTACAGGCATTACAGGAGAGGTTGAGGTGGCGATATCGGGTAAGGAATATGTGGTGACACAGGCTAAGGTCAGCCGGCAGCTAAACCCAACGGGTCAGCTGGAGACATGGGAGAATCCGTTGGTATCGGATGTGATCCATGCCGCCAACCTGGCAGACTGGATCGGGGACTATATGCGTGCAGATCGGGAGTATGATCTGCAGTACCGCGGGGAGCCTCGGTTAGACGCCAATGATATAGCATTTCTTGAGAACAAGTATGTGCCGGACCTTTTGCTGCGGGTATATGAGCACACGCTGAAATTCGATGGAGCTTTTTCCGGGACCATTAAGGCAAGGAGGGATATGGGCAATGTGGCAGCAGCCAAAAACAGACTGGCAAGCCGGTGACTTTTTTAACATTGAGGACTACAACCGCATTAAAGGAAATTTGAATGAGATCCGGGCCCAGGCCCTGGCGTTGTGGCCGGATTTTGAATTTGAGGATATGGGCGCAGATAAAACCTATCAGGACTACAGCTTCTATGCCGACGAGATCAACCGATTTGAGGCCAATATAGACCATATCTGTGCTGGTACGTTTCCGTTTGCAGTGGGAGATCGGCAGACATTTCATGATAATCAACCCTTTGTGGGCTGGCAGGAATTGAATCGTATTGAATCGGCTTGCCTGAAAATCTATCGGAATATTTTGGGCAGGTCCGAGGGAATACGGCGCCTGTCCTTTACGCTCAACGGAGGTGCATTTGAATGAGCTTGAAAACAGATTACAAGGACGATATATATGAGGGGTCCCGCCGGTACCGGATAACACCGAACGAGGATGGGACCAGCACAATCACGGACGCAACAACGTACACCCAGAAGGGTGATAAGTTTGGGCAAAATGATATGAACGCGATCACAACAGAAATCAACAAAATGCAGCGAACCGTCGTGGTCACCCTGCCGGCGGCCGGCTGGTCCGCTGCGGCCCCGTATACCCAGCGGGTGGCGGTGCCCGGGATCCTGGCGACCGACAACCCGGAGCTACACCCGTACACGCCGAAGGATATATCGGAGGCAGAGCTGAAGCAGCGACAGAAATTTACCGGGATGATCACGGACGGGGACACCGAGGATGGATATGCCACGTTCTACTGCGGTGCTAAGAAACCCACGGCCGACTTCCCGGTGTTGCTGAAAGGGGTGAGCGCGAGTGAGTAAGATGATTATCAATGGAGGAGGAGCCGGCGGGACCGGATCGGACGAGTGCACGGCCAGGTTGTCCGATATCCCCGCGGGGCTGAAAGCTGTGACAGCTGACAGCAACGACGAGGCTGGCGTGGGTACCATGGCCATGACAGGCAACGCCCAGGCGGCCCATGTGCTGGCTGGGGAGACGTTCTACACCAATAACTACAAGACTAAGCTGACCGGGACCATGACGGTCAACAGCCTGCTGAATTTTAGCGTAGCCGCCTATTCAGGCCGCAGGGTACTGGCGAAATGGCAGAACCCGAATCAGGCGGCAGGGAAACCATTCAGCGGCGTGATCATCCGGTATTCCACCAGCGGATATCCTGGGACAACCGGCGG